CATTGAGTCTTCTACATATTAGCCGTGTTTTTCAATACCTACTGCCATACCCTCTGGGATAGCGCGACCGACTTGATCTCTAAAGACTTTTGATGGCGAGTTGATCCGCAAAGTAGATCGGGCTGCTGCAACCGCGCTACTTGCGATGCTGGCTGCTGCTGCTGCAACCGATCCAGCCATCGCATAGATACCGCTCATCATGCCCTCGCCAATAGCCGTACCTGCGCTATAACCTCCACTATATCCACCAGACATTCCGCTGTGAGCCGATGATTTCAAGGCACTTGACGCACCATGTACCGCGCCGTTTTGGCTAGCGATACCACTAGTAACACCCGTACCAAATTGTGATCCAGCATTTCTACCGTCGTGCCCTAGCGAGTTAACTGACGCATTAATCATCATCTTCATCGCATTAGACGCACCAGTAGCAATACCTTGCGAGGAATTGATACCACCACCGATGCCAGTACCGAATTGTGAACCGTACTGTTGCCCGTTCATGGACATCGCGAGGAATTGAGCCGAAATAGCAAGGTTCATCACAGATGCTGCACCAACTGCTACCTGTTGACCGACAGCGATACCGGTTGCGATACCAGAGCCGAATTCAGAACCTTTAGCCTGTCCATCGCTGGCCATGCCTGCCATTGTAGCGGTTGCGTTTGATTTGAGGGTGTTAGCTGCACCTTGCACGACATCGGACCGGCTCAATACACCATCTCCGACACCCGCACCCAGTTCAGCACCTTTTACTTGACCCTCGCCGAACAAATTAGCCAAAACACCTAGAGAGGCATTCTTGAGGCCGTCGACTGCGCCCTGGACTGATCCTTGGTTGTCCGTGATACCTTGGGCATATCCACCGCTTACTTGCGAACCGCTATATTTAGCTTCCGTTGGCAAGTTGTTGAAGGCTTGTTTAGATGCCTCTGTGACTTCGGACGCTGCCTGTTGGACATCGCCTTTTCCAGATCTAATACCCTCTGCGGTCTTTTGAGGAATTTCACGGCCTTTAACTTCAAAGCCTGCATCAGCGAGTGCGCTTCTGAACTCATCACCGATAGCAGTTACCATGTTCTCAATTTCGGGTGGCAACTCTTGGCCTACGGCCCTAAATCCTCGTAGTAACCCTTCTTTAGCTTTTTCGCCAGATCGGTTATAGAGCTCATTGAAGCGCCCTAGTTGTTCATCTGTCGAATCAACTAGAGCCTGTGTCTGTTCTGCAGCCTTTGGACCAAGCTTTCTCAACTCTTCCAAGAAGCCTTGGTCTAAACCACGGCGGGCCAACGTTTCAAGGTTTCCGGCCCACTTATCAACTGCTGCAATATTCTTCTCGAGATTTGCGCTCAACTGATCGACGGACAAAGCACTTTGTTGCTCGATAGCTTGAAATGCGTTCTGAACTTCACCTTTGAGATTAGCAAATTCTTGTTGCATCATCTCTACAGCTTTTCGCTGGGCTTCGTTCATGTTTTCCATCGTATAGATCATACGACCCGACGCATCTTCTGTAGACTTGGCCTTGACTTCGTTGTTTTTAACGATTGTATTCGTTAATTCGTTGTCAGAATCCTCAGTTTTCTTGATATCGTCCTGGAGCTTCTTGACTTCTTCGTTGTATTTTTTCTTAAACTCTGCCTTGGCCCCTTCACGGATTCGCGAGTTACTAAAAGAGCCTTCTTCCACGCTATCAGTTTTTTCGACAAGATCCTGGTACTGTTTCTCAACTTCCTTCATCTTATCTTTGATTTCGAGGCGCTTCTTGGCATTTTCTACCATTTTCTGGTTAGCAGCCTCAATCTCAGCCGATGCTTTGGCAATCTCAATCTGCTTACGGATCGCGTCCGTGGTCATGTTGATTGTGCCGGTTGCCTTGTCGTACTGGATATTCAAGCCCTCAATACGTGAGTTGAGGGTTTCTGCTGCTGACGCAAGTTCTTTCTTCTGAGCTGCTGTCTTGTTTTCGACTGCGTTCAGTTCGTCAATCTTTCTGACAAGGCGCTCATTATCCTCGGCTGTAGCTTGGATTTCATTTCTGCGATCCTTATAGGCTTCATTGCCTTTATTTACACTTTCATGTAAGTCGTCGAGGGAGCGTTTAAACTCTTCATTCTTGGCCTTGGCTTCCTTGGACGCTTCGCTTTCCTGCGTCAACCATGACACCAGACCAGCGATAGCACCGACAACCAGAAAGACTCCGCCCGATGATAGAGAGGCCAAAGCCCCAGCGAGTCCAGTAGTAGCACCCGTGGCTACAAGTGAGGTACTGGTTAAAGATACAAGGGAAGTGATAAGCGTACCAATTAGGCTACCGATACCCTTGATAATAGACAGCCCCAGCATAGCTCCTTTAAAGAGCAGTACTGCACCTACGACACCAGCGAATACCGAGATAAGCGGATCTAAAACAGGTTTGAGAAAGCCTAGTACACTCACTAGTGATTTAACAACTGGAGTAGCGCCACGAATGACACTAATAATCACATTAAAAGTACTATTTACCGCGCCTTTGATACTATCAAGATTCTGGGCAATACTCTTACCAGTAACTGCCTTGCTCATTTTGTCAAACTCGGCAATGACATTCGCGATACCTTTTGCCACTGCGTTCACGATGTTACCAAATGAAGTCTTGATACCCTCGGAGTTTTTCTTTGCCATTTCAGCAAAGCCATTCGTGCCTTTATTCAGCTCAATCAGTCGCTTACTGAAATCAGTAAACGTGATCTTGCCGTCTTGTAGGGCTGAGTAGAAGTCTTTCTGGGCTGATGCACCAGCAAAACCAAACGATTCTGCCGTCTTCTGCAAAGCGTAAGGCATGGTTTCTTGCAAGGTCTTCCAACTTTGCATGTCAACCTTACCAGCAGATAACATCTGGGTGTACTGTTGCAATCCACGGCTTGCATCTTCTGTAGATGCACCAGAAGCAAGAAAGGCATTATTTAGGGCGATTGTCAACTTCGTAGACTGTTTGAGGTTACCAGTCATTGAGGTTAACTTCTGGGTTGTACTTACAACTGTATCAAGTGTTGTTGGCAAGCCCTCGATACCCTCGGCAAGTAGCTTGGTAGATGATGCTACATCTTTTGACGAGTGCCCCAGCGATTTCATCACTTTAGGGAAGCGTTGCAAGGTGTCGAAGCGGTCAATAGCCTTATCCATTGACTGGCTTACAAGGTTCATGGCTGAGCTTACAGCTTTAAAAGCTACCGCACCGACCGAGAAGTTCTTGATTGCATCTTTGATTTTTTCAAAGCCTTTGGCACCTTGGCCGGCTTTGTCACCGCCTGCCTTTGCATCTTCACCAGCTTTCTTAAATCCAGCACCGCCCCCTTTGGCTTCCTCGCCAGAGGCTTTCACCTTGTGCCCAGCTTGTTTAAAGCCTTCACCGCCAGAACTAGCTTCATTGCTAGCTGACTTGATTTTGTTTGATGCCTGTTTGAAGCCATCACCAGACCTTTGGGCAAGATCAGAACTTTCTTTTACTTTCTGACCAGCTTGTTTAAAACCATCTCCAGAGCGCCCAGCTAGATCAGAGCTTTCCTTGATCTTCTCGCCTGCTCGTTTAAAGCCATTCCCAGAGTTGGAAGCGACTTCTGAACTCTCTTTGATCTTCTCGCCAGCACGACGAAAGCCATTGCTAGAGGTTTCGGATAGCTTCGCACCCTCTGCCATACGGTCTCCGGCACGTTTAAAGCCTTGTCCAGCTCTCAAAGCCTTGTCACCAGTAGCCTGGATACCGTCGCCTGCACTTTTGACACCTTGGCCCGATCTTCGGGCTTCGGTTTCTAAACGCTTTAAAGCGTCTGATAGTTCTGTTAGTTTGCGCCCATTAACCTGGACGTCAATAACTATCTTTCCATCTGCCATTATTCATCTCCCTCCTTTCCGTCTAATCTATATTTGTTTTGTAACCGGCGCATTTTAGCCTTGTACTCGCTACTGTCGTTTTTCGAGGGCTTCCAAGATCGTATCTCTACTAATTGAGATACAGCCGTACCCTCTGGCATACCGTTTAGTAGCGCGATAAATTCGGGCCATGTAAGCCGGCCTTGTGTTTCAAAGAGGTTGATGTTGTACGCTTGCATAAAGCTAGCGTATATCTCTTGCGCGTCTACTTCAAAATCAATCAGACGGATATCTTCTTCTTCGTCCTTGGCTACCGGCATAGGGTTCCCGTGCCGGTCATAAACCACGCGCTCTTTTTTAGTTTTTAAAAAATGCTCGTCGATATACTCCCACACGGCCACTACGTCCTCTGGATTATCCAAGGCTTCGTCCGTCATCATCAAAACCGCTGTACGCATCTTCTCAAGATTGTTCATGACTTCGTTGTCAAACATCTCAAAGACATCTAGCACCAGATCAAAGGAGCAGTCCACCTCATAGGTGCGCCCGTTTAATTCAAAGGAGTTCTGTATAGGCTCATTTAATTTCATGAGCAGTCCCCCTTTTTACTTTTTGCTGGCTTTTTTGGTTTTCTTCGCTTTTGCTTTTTTGACAAACGACTCAGCAACCGCACCCGATGCCTTGGCCCGTTCTTGGCCTAGGCGGTCAAGCTCAGCCCCCAGCAAGGTATCTACCTCATCAAATGCATGATCCAAAGCGTCAAGGTCTGGATAATGTTCATAGAGTTTAGCAAAGGTACCATTCCCAAATAACACATCATACTTAATCTCCGTCATTTTCTTTTGCATCTCAAAGGCTTCGTCAATAACTCGCTTGTTAATAACTCCCTCTTTAAGATCGTCAAACTCTCCATTATTAGACCGCTCGACAAGCTCTAACTGGTATTTATTAAAGCGTTCTGCGATCTCTTCCTGGAGCGTTGCAAGGCGCGAGATATTCTCTAATGATGTATCAAACTGTAGTTCGATTTCGCCGATATTGATCGGGATAAAGTTGCGTTTTAATTCGATTAAAATAGACATGATTTCCTCCTTTAATGCACAAAAAAGAGCGCTACCTAAACAGATAGCGCCCAATAATTCGATTAGACGACTGCTGAAATTTTTGGAAGTGAATTATACGAGATTTTGCAAGAAAATTCTTCGTATTCTGCAGCAGCGCCCGAACCAGCTTTGATATCAGATACGGTAGCAATTCCGACTGCTTGGTTCTTGCCATCAGCATCTACGATCTTATGCCATACAAGTCGTTCATTGCCGAGTTTGTATTTAAGACCAGCGATGTGCTTCATGGCTGGGTCTTCCTTGTCGTAAGTGCCTTTGAAAGTGTAAGAGCCTTTAACAGATGTAACCGTAGTCTCTTCTGTACCGTCTCCATCATAGTAAGCTACAGAAGTTGTAGCCTCATCTGTATCATCTGCGATGTCTTCGATCCATTTTGCAAGTTCCAAATAAGCAGATTTTTCTGGTTCTACTTTTGGATCAGTTACAGGAGCGATGAAATGCCCACGTAGGGCGTTTTTATAACGTGCCATATATTAATTAATTCCTTTCTTTTTTCGGTTGGAAAACCGTAATGTTTGCTTGAATATCTTGTAAATAGATGTAGTAGCCTTGCTCGTCTCTTTCATTCAAAAACGGCATTGCCACTTCTAAATTTTCGAACGCATACGATCTGTTAGCGCTTGGAATGTCTACGAATAAATCCGATAAGGCCTCGTTAACTGCCCATAGACAGGTATTAGCCTTTTCGTGATCTTTCGTTTTAACTGCAATTTCAAACGGTAGAGATACATCTCTGGCTTCGTCCATATAGATCTTATTGATCTTTCCACCAGCTAGTGGATAAACCACAAGGCTCTCGTCTTCGTCTAAATAATCCATACGGGATGTAATAGGGAGATCAAGCGAATTGATAAAAGCATTAAGTCTTTCTAAAAAATCATTTTTAGCGATCATAGTCCTAATACCTCCCTTCCCTTATCTGCCCATTTGTCACCATACATTCCTTTAGCTTTCAAGTCCCACCGTGGGCCTGTACCAGGAGTAGTATACTTGCTGAACTTAAAACTACGATGCTTGTTGTAGGACGATCCGTAAAACTGCGCCCTGGCATAGACTGTGTTATATACAATCTGATTGCCAGAAACATGGCCAGAACCTCGAAGATCACCGTCACGGAGAGGCACGAACCTTTCCATGTCCAACATCGCTTGGTTAGCGATAGCATACTCAGCAACTTTCTTTGCATTCGGACCAAACTTCTTATTAATCCGTCCTAGATCAACTGTGATACTAATTCCCATTAGATCACCTCGATTTCATAAGTAAGTATTCGCTTATTAATCGGATGCCTATTAGGAATGATCTTAACAATGATGTACTCTTGACCATCTACGATCAATTTCCCATCAATATAAGAGCGATCAATTTCAAAATTGCAGTAGTCTGTGTCGATATACAAAACCCCAGCGAATTGGTCCGTGCGGTTCTTGCTCTTACCAGACTTCTGTGATTGTACGTGAGCGGTACTTTCGTCAAAACGGCAAGGATCAATGTATAGATCACCACCAAATGTTTCTTTTCCCCACTCGTCGATACCAACACGCTTTTTAATGATTGCTGTATCAACTAACATTCGCTTATCGATCATAGTCCACCCCGCTATAGCCAAAACCAGCCACTTTGAGCCAGTTTTCAGCATCAAGAGAGAGATTATACTGCGAACCTTTTGAAATACTCTGAGAGCCACTTTGATAGCTTACTGTGGTTCGTCCAACAGTCACGCTAGATAGAGATTGTTTCTCTTCTGCTGTAGCAATTCCAGAGCGATCTAAGTAGTAAATCTGATAAGCGACAGCGTTCTTTACTGCTTCTTTGCGTAGTTTAAAATCACTTTCGAAGTCTTTGTAAGCATAGAAATTATGAATGTACAGGTTTACAGTCATTTCTGCCCGTTTGTACAATTCATCGTATTTGTCTGTTTCGTCAAAGCCTAATTTAAGATATTCTGGATAGGTTAAGTAATCCATGTTCTCACCTCTTCTATAAATAAAAGAGGTTGGATTATGCCTCAACCTCTTCCGTTTCTGTAGTTTCTGTGTCTGCTTTCTTCTTGCGACTGCGTTTCGGTTTCTGTTCCCCAGCTTCTGTAACTTCGATCAGTACAGTTTCGCCAGGGAATACATCTGCCAACTTTTCGATTAATTCTTTAGCTGTCGCGTCATCAAGTTCCACGACATCACTTTCTAACACTGTGATATCAAGATCTTGGAAGAAAACATTTTTAGTTGTTTTAAAAAGTGCCAATAGCTACCCCCTTTTAAACGACTGTACCAGTTACCTTAACAATCGCTTTCTTGTTATCTTCGAGTGCATACGTACCACCTTTAGCAGCAGCTTGCAATTTAACACCGTCGAAGTCTTCTGCCTCTACTGTACGAGCAGTAGAGATACCTACGAATGGAATGATAATTCCATCTGGTACGAAGTAAGCGACATCGCCAGATTCAAAGTATTGTTCTGGTGTTTCTACAAGGGCAAAGCCTTTGTATTTAGCAAGGCCATTCTCGTCAATAGATACGCTTGATCCTTTAGCAGAAGTATTTGCAGTCATATCTACGATTGCGTTGAACAATTCAGTGCGTAGATACAATGTAACAGGAGCGATCACTTCGTTGTTGCTGTAGTATGCTTTGATCTTGTTAACCAAAGTACGTACAGTAGCTTCTTGCATATCTGTGAGGGCTTCTGTTTTACCTGCAGCAGTTGACAAGAATTTACCGATACGTTTGCTCATTCCACGGGTTTGAGCTTCTGCGTTGAGTTTCAAACGATCAGCGATTGCAGCCTCAATGTTGTTGTTGACTGTGTAGCGGTCGATACCTTCGTGGATTGCAAGTGTGTAGTCGTAAGGTACATCTGTGTTGGTATACTTGATTTCTTTCAATTCACCAAAACGAGATTTACCAGCACCAGTTCCAAAACCACCGTCGTTAGCATCGGTTGAGTATTCACCCATTACGACAGGAGTTCCATTGGTTTTAACTGAAAATGCAGTAGTGTTTTCTTGTACACCGTCCAAAATTTGGATAGGAGACAAAGCGTTGATAAATGCTGCATTCACTCCGAATACAGTAGCGAGCATATCACGATATTGTTTCTCGTAGCGAGCAGCAGCTAGGTTGTTATTTGGCATAGATTATGTTCCTTTCTTATTTTTTCTTGCCATACGAGGCGATAATAGCCTCAAAAGGATCAACCTTGCCCTCTTCTTTAACCGATGGTGTGCCACCGACTGAGAAGCTGGGTTTCGGTTCTTCCTTGGGTTCTTCGGGTACATTCCCGAATTGTGGGTATTTTGCAAGGACTTCTGCGATCGCATCATTGATTGTCACATCATCAGTCACTTTGCTTTGAGCCAGTGCAATGACATCGTCGACAGCATCAGAACGTACACCCAACGTAAGAGCTGCATATTTTGCAGTCAGTTGTTGGTTTTCCAAGCGCATTGCTTCAAGTTGCTTCTCCTTGTCAGCGATCGCCTCAGATTGTTTCTCCGCTTCTGTCTTCTGTGAGTCTTTCCACTCTCTCAACTGTTCGAAGCCTTCTTTAGCACTCTTGACATCTTCAAATCCCAGGCTTTTAAAGATCTTTTCCTGTGCCTTTTTGGCTTCTTTGGCTACCAATCCATTTACTTCCTCTTGTGTAAATGTCTTAGTTTCCTCTTTTGCAACTTCGGCAGTTGCCACCTCTCCAGCATTAACAGGCTGGTCTGTTGTTTGGATTTCTTCGGACATTACTTGCCCCTCCTAAATTGTGATCTTCCATTCTTTAGCGACTGTGGATAAAGTCGTAAGCGCCCAGCGGGTAACGATCCCGCAAGAGGTAAGAAATAAGGAGGAAACAACCTCTTATCCAAAAATGAGCGCAAAATAAAAACCGCATGAATTCTCATACGGTTTCTTATAACAATTAAATAGCAGTCTATTCCTGCTAGTCAAGATGGCGGATCACCTCCTATTTTAAAGCATAATAAAAGCGCCTAGATCATTCTAAGCGCTAATTATTTACAAAGCTAGACCGCGTTTTTTCAGTTCATCCATGACAAGAACTTCATCTTCTGGAGAAACCCATGTGAAACGCAAGCGAGCGAGTTCTTCGTCAGTCATTTCAGAAGGAATTAAGGGGGCAGGCTTTTTGAGATTCCAGCTACTTACTTCTTTTAATGCTTCTTCCAAATTCATAGGCTTTACTCCTTTCTTAGATTCATTTCAATGGTAATATTATCCCCGAGGATTCTCATCTGCATAAATAACCTTACGCTCTGCTTTAGTGATTTTTCCTCCAACCTTTTTGAAAGCTGGAATCTCATCATCTTTGATGTAATGATGTTCTGCCAGCTTCTTTCTAAGTTGAGCGGTTTTCTTAGCATCTGTATATGGACCTTTGTAGTATTTTTCTCTCGCATAATCACGATGAAGAAACGGCTTATCTTTAAGAAAATCACGCATAGCACCTTGCTGAGTGCGTATCTTACTCTTGTACTTATCTATAAGATCCTTATCACCTAACTTATTGGCAATATCTAATTTTTCTTTACTGTCTCTTATAGACCGTTCTAATGCCCTTTGTTTAGCCTGTACATTAGCATTTCTAATTGCATCTTCTGGTGTAATGTTTTTAACATCATCGCCCAAATCCGGCATGTCATTGATGCCGATTACAAAAGGTGTCAGATAGTGTTCGCAGTTGATACCAAGACAGCCTGCTGGTGTACCGTAGCCATGATCTGCCAGCGACAGAACACTATAGCCACCCTCTTCCCTCGCTTCACCATACGTTACAATATGATGCTGCAGAGGAGCGCAAGCCTCTCTCGCAGTTGCTTTCTTTGAGTAGTAAAAGGTATCAATACCCAGCTCGTCCGCTGGTTGTGTGCGCATCTGGCGGTATACCCTACGTGTCGTAGTTTTAACAACTGTACGTGCGTAGTTGTCAATGCGCCAGTTCTTCCCTCCTCGGTCTTTAAACCCTCTAAATCCGACTTCCTGCCATTTCATGACAGTTTCAGCAATCGCCTTGTCTGGTGTGGCAACACCAGTCGCAACTTTAGCAACCGTCTCCTTGGCGATGTTACGATAAACCTCGTTAACAACATTTGGCAGTGTTGTATTGATTAGGTTATTAATGTCACCGCTCGCTTGCTCTAAATAGGCTTCTAGTTGTTTCTGTACATGGCTTGTATCAAAATGAGGGTCTTTATTCAGATCCTCCAATAGTTGGCTCTTGGTGTCCGTGTATATCTTTAGGCCTTCACCCTCAATGACATTTCTTAGTTGCTCTTCCGTGATATCCGTATACTTAGATATTACTTTAAGATTGTGTTCGTTGAGCGCGTGCATCTGATTGAGTTTCTCTAGTTGCCAGATGTAAGGATTGTCTGTGAGCGATGTTGTCCCGCGCTCCAGAAGCCTATCTACCATCTGCTCAAAGAGTTCGACAGTTAACTTATGATAGAGATCAGCAAGACGACTCGATCCAAGTTCTAACTGTTCGTCATTAAATTGTATCGGCAGCCTCTTGCTCATTCCTTATCATTCTCCGTAAATTTCAATGTCTGTTGTATCACGCTCAGAATTGGCAGTAGCCATCGTTTCGTTGTTGATACGTTGTACCATTTGTCCAGCTTCTTCCTCTGTCAACTTCAAAGCGCGTTGAATTGCTGTCTTACGATCAACCAGGCCACTTGCAAGAGCTTTCGTCCAGTATTCCAACTCATTGTTGCGGTCGGTAAAGACACCATCGTCCAGATTAACACTGATCTGCTCCATCTCTGGAATAGGACCGTTGTAAAAATCGTAGAGTGATCCGAGTTCACAAATCGAAATAACCAACTCTTTCAAAGACTGCTCGACCAAAGACACAAGACTATTGCGCATTTGGTAAGTGTCTGAGTTTTCACTTACGATTTCTGTCGCGGTCTTCATGCTCTTGCCGTCAAAACTAAACATACCAGCAGATACACCAATCTGCATTTCAAAGAGTGACAACCCCTCGTTGATAGCTTTAATGTAGTCCTCTGACCGGATAGGAGTCGTTAGGTCTGTGATGTTAATAGATCCGTCAAGGCTCCCTGTATCAAACTTCTCGTATACATTTTGATTAGGATCAAACTTGCGTGTGACTGTGACTTTCTCATTGCGTGAGTTAAACTCTGTACGTACTGTCTGTTCTGGAACTGCTACCCTACGCTGTCCCATCTTGACCTCCCACTTGAATTCGTCATAAGTGGTGTTGATAAAGTCGATTGTACTCTTAGCATTATCAAAGATAGACAGGCCTAAAGGACTGTTAATGTCTTTGTTATTCATGCCAGCAGTCTTTAAGTAAGTGAATAGCGGACGACTCAACCCTTTAATTGTCGTTGTTTCATCTAACTCCTCGTAGAGTTCAGACAATGGCACACGATCACCCACTCGATCCTTAACCTCTGATCTGTAGAGTTCATTAGTGATTGTATATTCCTCTTCATTCTTCCACTCATGGAATTCAATCAAAGTATAATATACATTCTTTTGTCCCTCTGACTTGATTGTTTTGGTAACAATAGCAGCACTCGATACATCTTGCGTATTAGATCGCATAGGCAAGAATACAGGAGCTTGTACGAATGCAATTTTGATTTTATCACCATCAACATAAGGCCGCATGGCAAGTCCACCCAGGGCAAGACAGCTCTCAAAATAACGCTCGAAGTTCTTATTAAAGCGGTCGTTCAGCAACACGCTTTGCACGTACTCGTTAGCATCACTTACAGTTTCATCTACTGTGATTGTAGCCTGTTCATTATATACAAGGCTTGCAATCTTCTTTGCTGCAGTCCGTCCGATTGGTAAGTGATTGAATGGTCGTTTAACCATGTCGCCATTTGTATTCATGAACTCCACATCATCCCACTTGGACTGATAATATCGTAGATTGCGCATAATGCGTTTGTATTCTTCCTGGCTTACTGCAATTCGTGGGTGTTCCGTGATATTGCCTAGCGATTGTTGTTGCATCGCATACTGTCCTCTCTTAAATATATTTACTATTCGTTGTATAATTCCCATTTAAATTAAACCTTTAAATTTAGATAACGTGCGTTATCAATTACAAAATATTGTAGAGCATCACACGTATGGTCATCTTCCTTAATAACTTTAGGATCATCATTCATGATTGACTTTTCTTCCCACTGGTATTTTTTATGTTCCTCAATAAAATACTTCAGATTGTTTACCGTTTTTAAATAAAAAAAGCGACCCTCTGCTAGAAGCGACTGCACAAACTCAGTCATGACGATTTTCTTTTTCTTAGCTACCGGATGCCAGCGCTCTCCAAAGTCTTCGAAATATTGATTACGCAACGCGCCCTCGGCACTATCTATCGTCATATTGAGAATAGGAGCGTTTGGGAATTGCTTCGCTTGCTCTGTCACAAAATAATGCAAGTCTTTAGATAGCGTGCTTGGAGCTTTCTTGTGTGTCTTACCCGCTGGACTGTAGTAGTAGTTATCAATTAGATAAACCTTATCAGCACTTGTCATAACTAAATGCAAGCACGTCGTAGCAGATTGTTGATGTCCGCTATCAACTGCAAAGAATTGACCGATAACACGTTCATCACTTGGTACTTCTGTAGTTGGCCTAAACAGCTCCATGTTATACACGTTTGTACCAAGTCCAACCGGCTCTCCCAGGTAGATGTATCTGTAGTAGTCGTAGTCATTCTCTTTAATGCGTTCGATATCTTCCAGCATTTGCTCCGTGACAAAGCCTAGTTTATCATCTAAATAAGACGACGAATGCACAAGATAATTCTCGTTATTCTTCAGTTCTTCTGCCCACTCATTGATCCAGCTATATGGATTTCGTGGCGGGTTGTACGACCAAAAGAACTTCACAAAGTCAATATCTGGATGCTTCTGTCTCATAAAGGTCACATTTGACTGGTCAAAATCTTCTTTGTTACTAAATTCCGCAGCTTCCTCATACCAGACCGCTATAATATCCCCTATGTCATTCGATTTCAACTTCTGAAAGTCGTCTTGACCGTAGAAATAGAAGCAAGACCCTGTGACTGAGTCTTGTATCTTAAAAGGCGATACAGTAGCCTTGAACCGTCCGGATAACCCAAATTTATTCAAAGCCCATTGTATTTTTAGAAATACACTATCCCGAATAGTGTTACCAACTTTACGAATAACGACCACATTCGCTTTTTTACCAGCTGTTAAGAAAGGTATCATCATATAAACCAGTAATAAGGCCATTACTGAAGACTTGAAAGAGTTCCGTCCACCTTTCAGAATGTTGTAAGGCTTGCTAGTTGTCCAGACGCTTTTAAAATGAGGATTGATGTTTTTCTGGATCTTAACTTCCATCTTTTGCCCACTCGTCTATAATTGTGATATTCAAATCTGAAACCACACCTTGCTCCATCTGCGCTCTCAATTTCTCTATTTCGAGTTCCAATTTTTCTGCTTGTTTAGCGGTGGGATATCGTTTCAGTAATTCTTGAATTGCTTTGATAACCGTTGCGTTATCGGCTTTTTTGGTAAGCCTGCGAACCTCACCAGTTGTAGGGTCCATCAGCAAGACTTCCTCGTCACGCTTCCCTCTCGCAATGTCAGACAGGATGCTTAGAGCTTCTTCTGCGCTCATGATGTTCTTAGCTTGCAATTCAGCCATCTTTTCGTCCAGATAGGCCTTGACTTCAAGTTTTTTCAAGTTTTGGCCAGCTATCCTACCAGCAGTCTTTTCGCTATACCCAGCCTTGATTGCTGCTTGAGTGGCATTACCAGAGATGATGTACTCATCTACGAATCGTTGTTGTCTCATTGACAATTTGGCGATTTTCCATCACCCCTTTCCAAAACAAAATAAAAAAGCCGACCAGTGCCGACTCTTTCGAGATTAAAAAATAAGGAGACTTTACAATGATTTTAACTAACCGTTAATGGTTTTTAACCTCAATAACATAATACCACTTTAAAAGTCCCAAAAAGTTTTAAAGGTCTCATATTTTAGCTTCAAGGTGTTCAATTGCAGACTTTTTTACACGATGGAAAGTTGTTCTCGAACAATTGACCTTCCGCATCACTTCAAAACGACTGCAACCATTGATATAATACCAGCGCATGACGACATTTTCAAGCGGATCTTCCAGGGATTCAATTGCTTGTGCAGTTTCATTACGTTCATTCCAAAGTTTTTCCATTTCTTTGTCAATTCGTTCGGATTCTGTGATAATTCGGACGTTTAAATCTTCCGTTTTGTTGCCTTGCTTGCTGCCTTTCGGCTCATCCGAATAGATCTGCGCTTTCTGAACCGTAGCACGCAAAGCAATTCGTTCTTGTCGCAGTGAGTTTAGTTTTGTATCAAAATATTTAAGATTGTTCAAGCGTGTTTTAATGTTCATCCACCCACTCCGTTTCTCTCTGCCACCTCTTTCAATTCCTCCACACGTTGCCGTTCCCGCATCTGGTACTCGCTGTTTAACTTGTTTAAAATAACATCCTGCGCATTATTTTGTTCTGCCAACCGCTGGATGGACAGTTCATGCTCCTGCACCGTCCATTCCAGATCACTGACTTTATTATTTAACTCATTGATCCGTGAGTTCAAGTTGATACACACGATCATAAATACCAGCGATATTGAGCCGAGGATCATATAAAATAGTTTAGTCATGTTTCCCCTTTCTGCTTTTGAACGCAATCACACCAGCCCAGATCAAGCCAGAGATCCAGACTGCTGCGAATAGTAAATAAATAAAGTTTTGCAAGTCCATTTCACTACCACAATACACCTTTCAATTTATTAAATTCTTCCTTTGGAATATCTGATTTAAGAGTTATCTCAAAATTTCTAAAGCTAATTTCACTAGTTGACAATTTACTTGCATTAATACTTCCAGATTTAATGTTTCTAGCATCTGGAATATATTCTTCAACAATGTTTCCCATTGCAATGAATGTCTTACCACCATCTGTGCTGAATTTCAAGCCTATCGGACGGCTGTTATACATTTTACGGTACTTTCTAATCAATCGTTTTCTTGCTTTATTCAGTGACATCGCTCTATCTCTTTCATAACTTCATCAAATAGCCTTTTCGTTATAAAGCCACGTTCGATCATTCTATCGATTGTGTTCTCGATTTTAAAGAGTCGTTCCAGTTCATCGCGTATAAAGTCCCGCTTAACTTCCCGATCTCTCAAAGCTCTCTCGCGGTCCTGTCGTTTTATTTCTGCGATCAACTCACGCTCGCAAGCCATGCAGAAATGCCCGCTAGTCTGACATGGACAGTCTCTCATTCTCCTACCTCCTCAACTTCAAACAACGGACTATTAAATACTCCCCTAAAGCCCGCTTTTTCAAGCTCTTTTCGGGTGTGTTTTACGCGAAAATCTAACGGTTCACTTTCTCCACTAAAGAACCAACTATCTAAACTTATACGACGATTTAGGTAATTGTAACCTTCTTCCACCCCTTTTACTTTAACAATATATCGTTTTTCTTTCTCAATATGATAGCCATTCACCCAAGCGTCAGCAAAAATATTTTGCCGATTCTTTTCATCTTCGCAAAACCATAGATTTACTTCTTCTGGTGCGTTTTCTAGTGCGAAATGTAAAGTCTTGTTTCGACCTCTCACGCAAGAGATCCAGTTCGCCACTGGGCGAGGAAGCGTGACTTTCTGCGGTTCGTCTAGTTGGTTAAGTATGTTAAGAATGCTTAATTTTGGGATTGATTCGTTCACAAAACGCTCATATTCTCCCATCTGCTCAACTTTTTTTATTGCTTCTTGTTTATTCATTCTTCCACCTCTTCCACTTCTACGAGTGGGCTATCTAAGAGCCACCCGATCCCTTTTAGATTTAACTCGTCGATCGTGAACGACTGCTTAAATTTCAGCTTGTATCGTCTATCGTCTTCGAGCTCAATCATGTATGTTTTCGTCGTCTTATTAAATCGCTTTGAGTTGCAAAGAAGACTTCGCAACGACTCGATTTTTCGTCCTGTTTGTTCCGCGATCTCTTCCATGGTCCCGAACGCGATAAGCGTATCGTTTTTATAATAAGCGAAGGTCCGGACTTTCATTTCAGATCCTAGCAATTCCACATCATCGATTCCGAAATAATTGCATATAGCCTCGATTCCTGTTTTATCGGGTACACGATCCCCACGGATCCAGTAATCAGTCGTGTTATAGGACCAGCCCAGCTTTCTTGATAGCTGGGTTTTCGTGACTCCTTTTTCGTCCATCAATCGCTTTAAATTCTTTTTAAATTCTGCGCGCTGTTTCGGATCATATTTCACGTATTCCATGGTTAGTCTTCTTTCTTTCTGACTGATATCTCGTACAATTGTTCCCCGATCGGTATCGTGTAATTGATTTCATTCAATTTTTTATCATTTTGTAATTCTTTCACGAGCCCAGCACATATAGCCCCGAGAGATAATTGAACGTCTAATTTGTTGTATTTTTCCTTTTCTATCTCTGCCAGAACTTCGTAGTACGTTTTTTCTTTCATGCCCTCACTCCTTCCGCCTGTTTCTCGAGCCATTCAAACAAGAGCCCGAATTGCTTTACGACCAGTTCGTCGTCATTGTACTTTTTGCAAATTTCAGCGATCGCGTCTACAGTCCAAAACCAGTAACGCTCAGACCCAAAACCGAGGCTTTGTGCCACTTGGTTATTTCTCGCCATAAAATCCGGGAGCTCGACACTAAAGAAATGTATATAATTCATCGTCCCACTCCTCCACTCTGACATAGATCCCCACGACCTCGGACCAAAACTTCTCAGCGATCTCGCTTGCGACCTGTGCGTCGTCATTCCAAAAGCCGAGCTTCGTCATACAGTCTTTAAATAATTTCTGTAAGTTGTCTGTATCGGGCTTGGTTGTTTTGTACTGGCCAGACCGTACTCCCTTAATCATCGGGAAGCACCATTTGACCGTGAGGCGTACTGGTCCTTTTAGCTTGTCTGGAGGAACGTGACGCGCAAGCAAGCTCTCAAATTTCGCCCGTGCGTTTTTTAGTTCTTCGGGCTCGTAAAAAATCGGCTTGCCATTTCTGACATTTACTTTTTTCTGTTGGTGCGTTGTTGTTGGAATTTTTTCCATCGGCAAAAAGAACTCAATCATTTTTCTTCCTCATTCTTTTCTCGTAATCGACTCCGGTCCATTTTCCAGTCGTTGCGTCATAGGTAATATATCCCGCTGATCTTAATTGATCTTTTACAAAGTTCAACAAAGTTGGTTGCTTTGCGATCCATTTCAAAACTTCGGAATCTGAATACCAAAAATCTTGATCGGGTAAAGTGTGATAAAGTGGAGGCATTTGTTTCCCAATATCCAAATTTACTGAATACGTTTTTTTCTTCCGTACCATGTTTTTATACCTTTTTCTTTTTACTTTTTATTTTTAGCTCCACGCTCTCGCGCTTCGTCCATGTTAGGGGACCGGGTTACA